GGTAAACCTTTTTCTTGTAAAAATGTATGCCATCCTAAAACACCAATACCAATTGCTCTACCTTTAGATGCTGAGCGGTATGTGTTTTCCATGAAGCGAATATTTTTTGCTCTGTCAATAAACTCTTGTAATACACCTTCTAAAAACCAACAAGTTAATTCTGGAAGGTCCATTCCATTTTCAAATTTATATTCTTTCCATTCTTCCCATCTTGCTAAATTCAAAGAAGATAAACAGCATATGAAGGAGTGGAGTTCGTCGGTGTATAATGAGATTTCAGAACAATTATGCACTACTGCATTATTTGCGTAGAAGTTTTGGTTGTCCTGTACTGTAACGTCATATACAGGTTTTTTGGTTTGTAATTTTGTTATTTTTAATCCCATGTTTTAGTTTTCTTTATATTTCCATTTATAACCGTAAATTGTTGGTCTTTTACCTTTTGCACACTCTCCAATAGCTGCTCCTGTTTTTTTACCTAAAAATTGTGCTGCTATAGTTTGTGATTCCCATTCTTTGATAAAATTACCATTTAAATCAAATTGTAGTACTATTTTATTGTTTTTTCCTATATTGTTTAATCTAGCTTTTTCTCTAGATTCGATAGATTGTGTTTTTCCTTTCATTGGAGAAACTCTACCTTTATGTCCTTTTGGTTTACCTAAATGGGCTTTCCTTAAATTTTCACTATGCCATTCAGGTTTCTTTCTCCCATACGGATACCCAACACCTTTTCTGTTTCTATTATAAAATAATTTAGAGGTAAAAGCACTATAATAATCTATATAATATTCTTCTAATTCTTTCATTACTTTAGGACAATCTATTATAGCTAAAATTTCTCGTTTGAAATTTTCTTTACCATATTTTTATATTATTTCATCTATTTTTATATCACCCTTTAAATATAAGTTAACCCCATCATATTTTTCTAAATCTATTAAATTTTTAATATCTTCTACTGAAAGTACATACCAATTAATAGTTTTTTCTAGATCTTGTGGGTTGATTTTAAATAAAACTAAAAAATTACTTTTATTTGAAAATTCTCCAGGTTTGTTGATGGAAATATCAGGGTATGAAAATATAGGATTAGATTCAAAATAACTTTTAGTTTGGAAAGGTAATAATTTTTGATTTAAATATCCTATAAACCCATCGGGGTATGTTTTAGTTAGTTTATTAGTTAATTCTTTTTTAAGTTTAGGTAATGCAGATTGTTTTTCTTTTGTTGTTTTTTCTAAATTATAATCTATTTGATATAGTATATTATTTTCTTCTAAAAAGGGTATTAGATTTTTAAGTTTGGACTTTTGTAAAGTGTTTAGTAATATTACTTCCTTTAAATAAGTTAATATAGGAATATATGAATCATTAGTATAAAGTACAGTTTCCTCATATGGGTCTCCATAAGATATAACTTTATAATCTTTTGATACTTTTTGTTTATCTATTACTAAAATACATTCATCACTAGGACCATCCCCCCCAAATCTATCACCCCATTCAGTAAAAAATATCACATTTTTATATTCAGGTAGTATTCTTGATTTATCATAAGAAAAAAATACATCAGCTTTATTGCTAAGAAGTTTATTAGAATTTATGATTTTTTGGCAAGATTGATAAGAAGTAAAATGATAAATTTCACTACTATTATTATTTATTTCTTTTAATATATCTATTAATTTTATCATAATTATAATTGTGTTTTTAATTGGATTAATTCCTGGTTATATATATTAATAAATTCATCAGAAGATTCAACAATATTTGTTTGATCTGTTAAAACATTATATTCTATTTCACCTACTATTATATCTTTTATAACATTTAAAAACCATATTTTTTCCCAATCTTTTTGGATAAAAATCAATAGATCTTCTTTCTCGTTAAATATACAAAAATAATCTCCTATCTCCAAATTTCTAGTTGATTGACTTTTGGGTAACCCTAAAAATGTACCTTTAGAGGTAGTGATTTTTTCTGTTTTATGTTGTTTAATAAAAATATTTATTTGTTTTTGTATTTCCATTTAAATCCTCCTGATGTTTTATGTTTACCTTTTAAACACATATTTATTGCGGCTTTTTTTATGTTTAAATTTTCGGATGCTAATTTACAACTTTCCCATTCTTTAATAAAATTATCATTTAAATCAAACTGTAATATGGGGAATCCTATTATTTTGTTTTTATATGTGTTTGCACGATTATTTATAAAGTTTTGACATCTTTTTTTTCCTATTTTAGAATTACTTATATTATTTTTATGTTCTTGAGATTTAGGTTTACCCTTTAAAGCTTTACTAATTTTATTTCGATGAACTTTATTTTTAGGGCCCCCTCCTCTATCATATAAACTTAAAAATAGTACTTTATTCCAATTATTATTATACAACTCTAAATAATATTTTTTCCATTTTATCTCATTTTCACTCAAATGTTCTATTAAACATTCTTCCAAAACATCAAAAATATGATTATCCCACCCATATTTCTTTAAACTATTATATATTTTAGGTTGTTCATTACATTTCAAATATTTATAATCTTTTTTCCTTTTATCTATATCTTTAGATAAACCAATATATATTTTCCCTTTAGGATTTGTGATTTTATATATTCCCACCATAGTATTTTTTATTATACATATGGTAGGAATAAGCTTCTTTAATAAACAAGTTCATCTTCTTCAGTTAAATATTGTGCTTCAACCCAACCACGATTTTTTGTTAATATTTTATGTTCAGGGGTACATTGTAATTTAAACCCAGTTGCTTCATCCTCTATTTCCAATAGTTCTGCATCTGGATTAGTCATACCAAAATTGGTAATTAGTTTATATTCTTTTTCAAGTGTGTCTTGGTTGTAACTCAAAATATATACCTCTGGGTTGGTTTGAAGGGTAAATTCAAGGTCTTGTATTTCAATTTCTTTTGTTTTTTCTTCAATTTTGATTTGTATTTTAGTATCCCCTGTTACACAAATATTTGTCATTGAAACATGTAAATTATTTTTCTTATACGCTTCAGGATTTGCATTGTTTACATTATCCTCAAACATTATATAAGGTTCACCTGTTTCTAAACGTGTTTTCAATATTTCACCCCATAATTTAAGTGCTTTGGGGTCACGTTCCTCAACTTTGTTCATAAACTCATCATCAATTACTACACATTGATGCATATTTAAACATTGTCTATTAACATCACCTTTTGGACGTCGAATCATTAAAAATTCTTCAATATCAGGATGATTAACGCTAAGATTAACTGATGCTGCTCCACGTCTAACTGAGCCTTGGTTTGTAGCTAAAATAGTTGAATCATAAATTTTAATCCATGGAACTACACCTTCTGATACTCCGTTACCTGAAATAGTTTTGCCTCTACCTCTGATTCGAGATACACCAATCCCTACACCTCCACCTTGAGATGATAGACGCATTAATTCTGAGTTTGCTAAAGCAATTCCTTCAATTGAATCATCTGTATCAATCCCAAAACATGAAATAGGCATTCCACGTTCAGTTCCCATATTTGATAGAACAGGAGAAGCTAAACATAACCAGTTTTTGGTCATTGCTTCGTAAAAATATGGTTGTAGGTCTTTACGTTTTAAGCGTTTAGCTGCTGCCCTTGAAACGCGTTTAAATGCCCCAAAAACATCTTCATCAGGTAGCAAATACCCTTTTGAAATCATTGATAATGAAATCTCGTTCATGAATGATGGAAAATGCTTTCCCTTAACCCAATTTGTTGTATCTACTTGTATGCTCATTTATTTTGTTTTATTTTTACTAATTCAATTAAGTCTTCTAAAGTTAATATGTTTTCAACTTCTTCGTCTTTTATTTCAATATTGTATTTAGATTCAATAAGTTGAAGGATTTCAATTTTATATATTATTTTTTCGTCCATACCTGTAAAGTTGCATCTCCTATTTTTTCTTGGGTATTTTCAAAATCAGGAAAATGTTTAGTTAAATAATAATTATAAAGTTTATTTCTTATTTCACCTTCAGCACCATACTCAAACTGCTGGATATTGTATTTATCTACCCAATATCTAATTAATCCAAAAATTGCCGCTAATATTCTAGAAGAGTACGGGGAGTTTAACAATTGATTTAAATTTAAATTTTCGTAATTTTTATCAGTACTTCCAAAATTTACAGATGGACGTTTTGGGTTAAAAAGAGGTAATATTGTTAAAGTATAATATTGATCTTTATATTTTAGATTAACTCTAAAACGAGTTGGAGCCTCTCTATCAATAACATACTCAATATCTTTTGAATTTAATTCTTCAGATGAATATATATCAATTATTTCTTTTAATAAATTTGTTAATTTTATCATATTTTATTATATTTCTTTCTATTATCTGAAATCAAACAGGGTCTTGAATTGTCCCATTTTATTGTGCCTCCTTTACTTAAGGGGACTATATGATCTACTTCCCAGTAGGTTCCATAGTTTTCCCAAGTCATGTTTTTATCAAATTGTTTTTCTAAATGTAACATAAATTCTTCTCTACTACAACCTATAAGATCTAAAGTTTTTTGACTTTTGTATTCTTTTAACATTAATTTGTAAACTCTATTTCTTAAATTAAATATTACTCGTTGTTGTGGGGTAGAATTTCTTTTATATTCTCGTTGATATTGGTTCCATTTTTCATTGTTTTTTCTCCAAGTATCGTAATATTCTTTTCTTTTTTCTTTATTTTTTTGAGCATACTCTAAACTTTCATTTATCCAACAAGGTTTACATTTTGGAGAGTAATTATTTCGGGTCTTTCTCCAATAAAAATTTTCTACAGGTTGAACTGCTTTACATTTTGTACATTTCTTTTCCATATGTTGTTTTATTATACATATTGAAAAAGGGACAAGTAGTTGACTCTTTTATAAATCACTCCAATCAGATGTGGATTTAGCATATGTAGTCACTCTCCCAGCAAAAAAATCTTGATGTTCAACTCCACTTGTTAAATGTCCAAACCATTCCATCTGTTTAAGGAGATTTAGGTTTATATCATCATAAATTGATGAATAACCTAACTCAATAAGTTTTTGATTGGCTCTTTCCTTTATAAAATTCTTTAACTGTTCCACTGAAAGTCCCTCAATGTTACCCATTTCAAAAGCTTTATCTATAAAGTCAAATTCTAATTTAACAGAAAGATCACATGCTTCATATATTGCTTGGGTTAATTCAGGGGTATCTAGTTCAGGACATTCTTCTAGTAAGGTCCTAAATAACCAACATCCTGCTTTTGAATGTAGTGACTCATCACGTACTGACCAGGCTACCACTTG